GTTAGGTTGAGATGATAAAGTAACGTTTCTAGCAAGATTAGCAAGACCGTATAAATTTCCTGTAAAGAAATTGGCAGTAACATTATTGCCTAATGTAGTGTTTCCTATAACAACTAAATTAGTTAGATTGCCTACAGTAGTAATATTAGGTTGAGATGCAACAGTTACATTTCCTGCATATGCAGCAAAGTTAGCATTAGCAACAGTGCCTACAACATTAGAACCTACTATACCAAATAATGAACTACCGTTGCCTGCAAATAAATTTGCATTTATAACATTTGCATTAGTTATATTACCTGCAAGATTTAAACTTGTTAATGTACCTACACTTGTAATATTCGGTTGAGCATTGCCTGATACTGTAATTGCTATATTTGAGTTTGCTGCTTGTGCTACATTAGTAATGTTTGATCCATCACCATATAGATAATTTGCCAAGACTACATTAGCAGTCACATCCCAATTTAGTACGATGTAATCCGCGACTATATTGCCTGTCGTTAATGTATTTGTAATCTTATTATATGTGAAGCCAGCATTACCACCGAATGCTCCTGCATCATTAAACTGTACTTGAGTGTTGGCTCCGCCCGGTGTACCATTACCCCCGTTACCTGTAGCAGCGGCCCATGTTAAATTACCTGCACCGTCGGTCTGTAAGAAGTATCCATTAGTTCCACCTAGGATAATAACATTTGCTACATTGCCTAAATTAGCACTAGTTCCTACTTGAATTTTTGTAACTGTTAATAAATTAGTTGCGCTATTAAACGTAAACGCTGAACTTGCACCAAAATTACCGTTATTGTTATATTGTACTTGTGTATTGCTACCGGATGCTACTGCGTTTGGTGTAAATGGCAATCCATTCGCATAGAAATATCCATTAGCAAATACACGATTTGCAGTTACATTGCTGTTAGGTGCATTAACATTATTGACAACATTACCGGTTTCATCAATAACAAGTTCTGGTGGTATTCCTACACTAAAACCACCTAACGCATTAAAAGGATCAACGTGTGACATCTATAACAGGCCCTATTATAATATATTTATCAGTAACGGTAAAACATAGGTGCATAAAAAAGACCCAATAAGAACTTTTTTCTAAATATATAACATGTTAACAAAACAAAAATCACGTCCTATTTGCAAAAATTGCGGTATTATTCCTGCTAAGCCAAATGGTATTAGTAAGTTAGGTTTCAAAAAATGGCACAAATATTGTATTGATTGTAGTAAAATAATGTACAGTGACAAACACAAATATCTCCGACATAAACAAATGAAGTGTGAGTTTTGTGGATTCAAAGCAGAAGACAAATGCCAATTAGATATAGTTTTTAAAGACGGTAATAAAAAGAATAAGAAAGAAAGCAATCTTAAAACACTATGTGCTAATTGTAGTAGATTGTATCAAAAAAGATTAAAGAAAGGTCGTAAGTCAGTAATGAATATGACTGTTGATGCTGACATTCGTATAGCATAAAAAAGAAAGGGCGCACAAGGCGCCCAGTCTTTTGAACAACAATCCAATTATTATTGGAAAGTTAGGTTCTGTACAGCGATCTCACCAACGTAGTCTGCTGCGTTGCCGAAGCTGCTTGCAGTGTTAGTTAATTCGATGTAACCATAACGAGTCATAAATGACACGACTGGTTCGAATGTTGATGGATCTAGAACAACGCCACTGCTCATTAATGGAATATATGGGCAGTAGAATGCTGCTGCGTCAGTCTCACTTGAGCCCTTATAACCAACCAATACTGGCTGAGTATCTGGAGCATATGAGTTGACGAATACGCGCATTGCGCCATTCAATGTACCAACGAACTTAGTGTTTGTTGGTGCTTCAAATGTACCTTCAGTTGTTCTTGCGAATGCTGAAGTTGTTGCTGACTGTAGAACAGTTAGTGATGCTGGTGATACAACTGCCCAGTTACCTGCACCGCGACGAGTGCGCTGTGCAATCAAGTTTGCAACGCGGTTGATTAGAACTGCTAGAGCAGCATGTTCGTCACCGACGTATGTTGCAGTACCTGATACTGTTGCTTGGTTGTATGTGAACTCAGTTGAAGCAAGAGTTGCTAGTGACAACAAGATTTCTTGATCGATTTCAGCAGTGATTTCTTGAGCAAGTGCTGCCATGATTTCTGCTTCAACGTCAATACCGTGTTGTGACTGTGCATCTTGTGCTGCTTCAAATGTCCAACGTGCTTGCAACTTACGTGATTTGGCTTCAACAGCCTGACGTAAGATTTGTACGCTGATCTGCTTACCGCCGTTACCTTCTAATGCCGCAGTATCATTACCTGTGTAGTAACTTGATGATGTTGCATTTTGTGGTGAACGTGAGTAAGCCTGAGCAATTTTGAATGGGCTCAATGCTTCTTCACCAGCAGTTACAGATGTCTGTGCTGCTGAGTTGTCAGTCAATGACTGAGCGTAACGCACACGCAATGTGTGGATCTGACCAACTGGACCAGTCATTGGCTGAACGCCGACTAGTTCGTTAGCGATAACAGTTGGCATAACACGACGAATAACCGGTAGAATTACGCGGTTAAGAGTTGCGATGTTACCTGCAGTTGTAGTACCGGCTGAAGATTCAGCAAGCAACTGTTTCTTGGTGTTCTCTAAAATAACACCCATTGTTGAGCGGCGAGTTCCTTTCAAGCCTTCTAGTAGGGCTTCCTTGGTCTCGTCCCAACGGCTTTCTAAGAGTACTTTTGACATTTTAATTATCTCCTAATTATGTCTTACTTAAGCCCTGCCAGACGCTTGAGATCAATAACGTGTCCGTTATCTTCCTCAACTTCTTTTTTGGCAGTTTCTTTATCACCAGTCACTTCTTTGATAACACTTTCTGTTAAAGTAGTTTTAGCGCCTGCTTTAACTGTTCCAGTGTTAAGAACTGCTGGTAAATATTTTGCGAAAGCATCCTGCAATTTTGGTGTTTGGACACTTTCTAGTAAAGCCTTCATTACTTCTTTCTTCTCTTTGTTTAATGGGGCTAGGAGTTCATCCATTGCCTTTTCACGCTGAGTTGATTCTTTAATGATGCGAGCTTCACGATCCTTTATTTCGGCAACTTGAACTGCTTGTTCAGCAATCTGTTTTGCCTTAGCAAGTGCTTCATCTTTTGATTTAATTGCTGACATTAACTTGCGAGCCTCAGCCTTATCGTTTAGATAAGTTACTGAATATTCGCTAGCAAATGCTTCAAACAATTTACGTCCAAAGTTGTTTTCACGAGCTAGTTTTATATCTTCTTTGAGTTGTGATAATTCACCCTTCAATTGAGATGTAACTGCATTGCCGACTTTTTTAGCACTTTCAGCAATGAATTTTGCTTTAAGTTCTTCAAGTTTTTCACGGCCTTCAGCAATTAGTTTTACACGTGCCTCAACAACAGCCTTCTTGTCTTGTGCAAACTCTTTAATTTCATTAGCAAGAGCATGAACAATAAACTTTTCTAGCTTTTGTTGATTTTCCATTTGTGCTTTACGATCACTGCGCAATTCTTTAATTTCTTCTGCTAATTTTGTTACCATAAAGTCATTAAATTTAGTTGCGTGTTCACCTAAAGCCACTCTAGTAGCAACACGATCTGCCGCTAATTGCTTCTTTTCCTCATGAAATTCTTTAATTTCTTGAGATAGATTTTCAGTTAACATCTTATCTAGGGCTTCTACCATCACACTACGATCATGTTCGTAACGTTGTGCAAACTCTTCTCTGAGTTCACCACGTACTTGATCGCGGGCTTCAGTCAACTTAGATTCCCACAACTTATTAAGTTCGTTGCCGACATCTTCGTTGATTAGACCACTCTCTAGTAATGGTTTGATAGCATCTAACATGCTCATATCCCCTATTATTTAATTTTCAATTCCTTGATGAGACGCTTTACTTCCTCACCTAAGAAATTTTGTACCTTTTTGTTGCCCCTTGCGTCCCTAGCGATTTCTAAAACTTTATGACCATGCTTCATATTCATGAGGCTTTCATATATTGCTTTAGGATATGCGTTAGGTGCACTTGGTTGTGCAACGATATCAACAGTGATTATTTCAAAATCACTTACCTTGCCGTCCATGTCGCTTACATTACCTGATCCACGACTTGAAACGCCTAGTTTCACACCACTCTCCAACATAGTCTTTACTAATTGACCCATTGGAGTTGGTAAAATCTTTAGTTTGCCGAAACCGTTTGCGCCATCCATCCACATGTTTGTGATCATATGGCTAACACGGTCTAGATTAATCTTAAGGTCATCTGGGTGATCGACTTCACCTAATACAGAATAACCTTCTTGAATTTGTGTGTTTAACGTATTGACAGCAGTTTCAATTTCAGAAACGGGGTAAACACGCTCATTTGCGTTCTTTACCCCACCCTGAATAAAGATGCCCTTCATGTAGAGGGTCTTTAATTCATCGTTGCCTTCCTTTACGGATTCAACGATCATGTTTGCTCTATCAAACGTTAAGTGTTCCCTGAGATACAAAGCCATTTGTCTCCAAGTTACTCTTAATTAGCCTTTAGCCACTGGGCTTTTGGCATTTGCACCGTCATCACCATGTTTTGGTTTTGGTGCATTTTCTAACTTAGCGCCTTTACCGCCTGGTGCATTCTTGAATTTGCCTGCACCTGGTAAATCGCCTTCCTTCTTGCTGTATTCGTTAGAAGGACCTTTTGGACTATTTGGAACTGATTCATCACCGCCCTGATCAAACTTTACTGGCTTTACGCCGTTTGCTTTGACTTTAGGTTCATGTAATGCGGGGCTCTTAGTATATGCTCCGTTATCACCGTGAGTTACAGATACTTTTTGTAGTTGT